TAGAATCATAGCTAACAGTAGTCCAATCACCATTATCCCAACAAGGAATATCTTGATAAAGCTCACTCATGGTTAACTATCATAAGATAAACCAATACCTCCACGGACTTTACTAGACTGTTCATCCTGTAGATCTTTGTAGACTCCTTTAAAGGATTGTCTAATACCATCAAAGTCTTTTGCTAATGCTCTTATCTGAGCTATATTACCATCTTTACCATCAGTAATCTGTGCAGTAGCTAGATAGTTTGATATTCTATCTAGTGCTTTCTGCATACCCCCGTATGCGCGTGAGGTAGGAGTTTCATATAGTTTCTCACAGAATCTTAATGCATTATATATTTCTGTATCCTCTGTAGAGAATTCTGCTTCTATCTCCCGCATGATTAATGATTCTTTCTCTATATGCGGTGTATGAAAGAATGGATTCATATCTGGATCCGGACATGTCATATAAAATAGATACTGATATATTTTAAGATAGTCATCTGGATAATCATCCATTATATCTTTAAGAGACTTCAGTGTATAACAATGTTCAGTAGGAACAACTGTTTTATTCTGTACATCAAATAGTTTAATCAGCATGTTTACTTCTTTTTAATTTTAGATTTGTTATCATGAAGATAGTGAATAATAGCATGCACTTCATCTACAAGATATGGTACTTGCATTGGAATCACTTCTTTTACCACCGGATCTCCATTATCATCTAGTTTGGCAACAGGATATCCCCACTGATCTTCTTTCTCTACTTCAAATGTTATATGGTGTATAAATATACTTCCTGGTCTTAGTTTAGGATTATGCTTCAATATAATATACATATAAATGCTGAGCTGTAAAGCATAATGATAAAAGTTACAGTCATCTAAGTTGTTTACCGGATGGGACATCTTATCAGATATACCTTCCCAGTTTACATATGACTCCTTCTTTATCTCCTTATTAGTTTTGTAGTCAATGATGTTTACTTTACCATTGACTACTTCCACTAAATCTGATTGTCCACAGATTCCTGCTGATCTTAAATAGACCATATGTTCTGGATACACGCCTGGTTCTAGTTTTTGTGCGGGAGCTATCTTAACACCTTCTCTAACCTCTGCAGGTCTAAATACAGGTATAGTAGTTCCTTCTACACTTAATGATGCTAATGCACACAAGTCATCTTCTCTTTGGTTATGATACCATGTACCAAGAGTGGTAGACCTAGTAGATTCATTATTCCAGATCTCCTGGATAATCTTAGGATCTACTCCAGACCATTTAGATCTTTTGCTTTTACTTACTTTCTCTGCTACTGCTTTAGCATCAAAAGGTTTCTTAAAATGGGAAACAAGTGTTGTAACACTTATCCAGTCAATAGCTTCTCCATCTATACTGGTGTAACTATGATTATCTGCATTAAACTTTATCATCTTTTAAGCATTTTCTATAATAGTATTAGCTAATGTTCTAGATGCTTCATCTTCAGATATCAACATCTTTCTGATACTAGTCACCTCTTCCTGTGTAAACTTACCCTCTATAGAAAGTATCTTTAGTCTTAGAAACTTGTTCTCTGTTTCTAGCTTAGTAATTTTATCTTCTATAGCTTTCAAAGGATGTACCCATGGGTCTTCCAGAACTGTGTTCATTCTACTAAATATTCCATCTGATGTAGTAGTCATAGTTTGTCCAGGAATTGTGTTGATCACTTTATTAGGATCACTAACATATATACCTTGCATATTATTTGGGTCTGTAAACATAATATTAATCTTTAAGGTTTTCTAATGCATCTTCTTGTTCTTCTGTAGCTATAGCATCCCATTTACCTAATGGGCACTCAGAAGAAAGAGACCGGGTCTTAAATGCTAATGAACATCCACATTCAGCACAACAGGGTTGTGTTTTCTTTACAGCACACTGTTTTCCTTTAGTGTCTAAATGCTCACAGCTATCACAGATATCATGTCTCATTCGGGCTATGTCTTCTACAAACTCATCTCTAATGATTGAGTTTTTAATACCTTCTAGGATACCTTTTCTATTCTCCCAGATTGTTTTCAATACTGTTCTCATCTTTATCTCTTTTAAATTCAAGTTTTCTAATTTCTTCTAAACTAATTTTGTGCTCAAGTTCAATTAATAATTCCAACTTATTTTCAATCATCTTCCTATTATAATATGCACCATAGGTAGATGTATCATGTGTTTCCAAACTTTTTGTATACTTTGGAATTGATTTTCTTATTAGTCCTCCTTTTGCTACAAAATGCCCAAGACCTTCAACATTGATTCTTGGGGATGAAAGATTACTTAATGTTTTTCTTAATTCACTATAGTAAAATTCAATTATATCTCTTATTATAGATTCATTATGATCTAACTGCTCTGCAAGTTCTTTGTATAAACTATTTGACTTCTTCGGTATCATTTCCTAAAAATTTATAATCTAAAAGAATAGTACCTTGTGTTTGGATCTGTAATGTTGGATTTATTTTAATAAGCTTTTTATTAGTTGCATCCTTAATTACTAAACCATTTTTCTCAGCTTTATTTATACAATTTCGTACTGTCTGTGGAGATTTAAATATCCAGTCTTCTTCTGCAGAGGCATCATAACAAAAATGAGTAAGTTCTATAGGTTCATTAAAACTAAGTAAAGTAAGACAGTTTAAGTCAGATTCACTCACTGTTATACGGTTAATATAACAATGAGTTAAAATCTGAAACTTTACTACTTCCCACTTTGGTAATCTTACACGTTTTTGTACTTGATTAACAAGTGCCATATGTTATGACTTTTTTAACTTTCTCTCCTTTGGTGCATTTGGAGTATCAGGTGTTTCTAGTTCTTCTTCAAGTTCTTCTCCTTTTGGTTCTTGCATCATCATTGCAAATTGCATTTGGATACTTGCTCTTTTAAATCTTACCTCATCTATTTTAGCTAATATACTTTCATATTCATATTGAGCATTTAAATAAGGTAATGAGTCAGTGTAGAAAGAAAGCATTTCTTCTTTTCTAGCGGCTAATTGTTCTGGAGATAATTGCTCCATTTCTTCAGGTTGTTGGTTTAAGTTTTCCATAATATATTATTTAAGTTTAAGCAAATATACAATAAAAGTTTAAACTAGATATATTTAAAATAAAAAATCCAGGCATACAACATACCTGGATCATAGAAGTTTCTGTTAATTGATTACCAGCTTCTTGGTCTTCTTTGTGCTCTTCTAACACCTTTGTCTACAGCCTTTCTGTTAAATCCATGACAACCTTTTCTTGGAGGCCATCCTTGACATTTAGCATCATCAGAAGTCATACCACCTTCAGAATAGTTTTTCATTGATTTAATCATTGGAGCTGGTCCACCTTTTTGCATTGATTTACAGAAGACCATTGCATCTGTAACTCCTTTTAATCCATTTTTCATAGTTATCTGTTTTTAAGTGTAAAGTTTAAAACTGTTAGAAGATAGAAATCTCTGGAATAATCTAGTTCTAATGTAAAGATATCTAATGATGAGATTCTTAGTCTTAGCATTATTTTATCCCATTGTCTTCTTGAACCTTTCCAGTTGTTTCTAAACTTCATTTTTTATTTTTTTTAGCTAGACGCTTAAGTATCCAAGAGCTAAATGTAGTTCCTACTTTCTCTAATAATTTATTATCAGCATCTACTGTAACTTTAGAACCTTCAGCAGTCTTATCTACTGTGATGTCTAATTTAGGAGTGTCAATCTTAACATGCTGTTCTGTTTCTGTAGCATGTACTTCTACATCAACTTTTGGAGTATCTATAACTACATCCAAGTTTTTCTTGTCTTTTTTAACGTAGGCTCTTTTAGTTTTTGTTTTTACTTCTAGCTCTACATTAACTTCTTTTTTCTTTCTTCCCATTGTTAAAAGTTTTAGTTTATTAATATACTATGACCCTATCTCAAAATGCATCCAGTCATAATTCTTTTCTCTACCCAGGCTAATAAAGCCATGTTTGTAAAATATGTCTATCATCTGTTTATACTCAGGTCTTGCAAACCTAGCAGTCTTACTAGTTTCTTTTAATGTGTTTCTAGCTGGATCTAAATCAATAGCAATAGCCCAAGAATGCTTACTCCAAGCAGAACCACCTCTCATTTTACGGAAGTTAAAACAACCTCCATATAAATCTATACCTAGTTCTTTAATCTTGTCTTTACCATAATGAGCTAATATATCAGTAAATACTGCAAGTAATTTATCTGCAATAAGTTTATGACATCTAACTTTAGTAGTAGTAGTGTCTGTATCCCATGCTATACGAAGAGGATAAGGACATACTATAGTAGTAAGGTATCCTGCTCCTGTTACATTAGGAGTACCATATTTCTTAATTGTTTGTTGGGTTGTTAGCATCTTCTAGTTCTTTAGCATCTTCTACTGTCAATTGTGCTAATGTAGCAGCTACTGTTCCTGCTGTTGCTACATATCCAGCTACTGTTATAATGGCTGCTGGTAAAGCCACTGGAGCTGCAATAATAACACCTGCTATTGTTCCGGCTACTATTGCAATCTGTTGTACTCTTTTCCAAAACTTAGGTGTTTTGGCTTTCCATCTTCCTTTCAATTCTTTCATATTTATTTGTTAGATATAAACAACTTAACAGCATCTGATAATTCACCTACATTCTTTGCTAAGTTTTTTATCTCAAGCTGAGTAAGCTCTTGCAATGCTTGATATTTTATCTGTGTCTCTTGTTGTACTAATTCTATTTTACCTTTTAACTTTCCAAGTTCTTCTGTATTTTTTCTTACATCAGAATGTATCATTTTTAAAAAGTATCCAAATATAGCAAAAATGGTACTTGCTATAAAAATTGCTATTGGTAGTGATTCTGTGACCATTGTTATTATGTTATAAATATATATAATAATATACAAAAAATATCTGAAACTACAATGGATAACTAAGCATTTTTACTTAGCTTATAGCATATCAATTATTACTTCATACCCCATTTGCTCATAAGCTATCTTGGCATATTTGTGAGCTGTCTCTAAAGATTGTACTTCTCCTTCTTCAAGGTTAGCTTGATAAGATCCAATAGGAACATCAGTATAAAGCATTTTACCTTCTGCAAATGTTTCTGCATTAGCAAATGTTGCTACCTCACCTTGAATAGTGTTACCTGCAAAATCCCCTACAAAACGGATTCTACCATAAACCTCTGGTAATTCAATACCTATTCCTGAGATTGTAATCTTTTTTTCTGCTGTTGCTTTAATTAAAATTGCCATAATATTTTTTTTTGCTAAATTAATAATTAATTTTCAAAAGGTGGGGGTGTTGGTTTTGGTATAAATTCACTCAAAGGAATTTCTAATAAATAAGCATATTCAGTTGGTGCAATATCCACCTCATCTGATTCACTTAAAAATAAGAAATATACGTCGTTAATGTCTTGAACAAAATAAAAAAATGTATCTGAGTCAAAAAATACACCTTGTAATTGTTCCGCTGTTTCTGTTGTTACTATTCTTCCTTTCATTATATTTAACGTCCTAAAGTTGTGTTAAAATTGGTAATTATTGTTTGAAAAGTTGCCTCTTCTGAATCTGTTAAACCTTGATGTATTCTAAAAAAAGTGTACTCCCTTGTTGAAAAAGCAGAAGCTGTACCACTTGTACTAAGAGCCATTAAAAAAGTAGTATCATTTTGCAAAGTTCCACTGGCTTGTGAAAACACAGCAGTTGTTCCATTTATTGTAAATCTTACTTGTGTACTATTTAACCTATTCATTCCAAAGTTACCAATAGATGTAGTTGCCCCAGTTGATGTTAGTGTCCCTGCATTGTTGTTATTTATTCTGAATTGATAAGTATTTCCTGAATATCTAATAAGCATTTGAGTAGCACCGACTAAAGGTAGTTGACGTCCTCCCATGTCCACAACTAAGGCTACTAAGTCAGTTAATGAATTACAGCCCACTCCATAATTGTCAATATTTACTCCCTCGGTTGTTGGGTTAAAAAAAGTATTAGCAAATCCAGTTGTTCCATTACCAACCATTCCAGTTGCTGAATGATTTACACCAGTTGCATAATGTAATCTAAATGCTGCGTCTAAGTCCCTTGGGTCTTTTAAATTATACTTGTGTTGCGATGCTGTTCCACCTACAATAGGATAAATAGCATAAGTTTTACTCCATAATGCGTTACTTTTTAAATCAAGTACCAAAGTGTTAATTGCGTTTTGTTGAGTAGAGTCTGTTATTGCAGCCGCTGTAATGAATGCTTGAGCATCTGGGTCTAATGCAGGCGCCTTAGGCATCATTGATATTAAACTGTAGTAGCTCATATTATGCTTCTTGTGATACTCCTAATACATCCCATTTACTATCTGTAGAGTTATAAATAACTCCTACATAAGTTAACTTATTAGCTACTGTTGTGGTAGGTAAAGTTACTCCGATTGCTCTATAATTGGTATCCCAAGTTATAGCTCTACCAGTACCATCATCTTTAATTCTAATGATTAAATCTTGACCTTGATACCAAGTCCCAGTAGGATTAGCAATAGTTAATGCAGCGGCTTGCGCTGTTATTACTACTTCTTCATTTCCTGCTACTGGAGTTACTGTAGCTGCACTTACTACTGATTGAACTGTTGGAACAATAGTAGATGTTGCAAGTAATCCTTGATTTGCTAATGCTGTGGCTATTCCTTGTGATGTTGTAACAGCTGCTTCTTGATACAACTTAACAATAGAACCATTCTCTGTTCTAAAATGTGGTGCAGCATTACCTGCTGTGATGTCCGCTGAATATTGTTGGAACGAATCAGTAATATTTGTAGATGGTACTGATGTATGATTTCTTACTACTAATGTATTTCCACCATCTCCCATAAATGTAGTTACATTGGCATCTGTTAATATAGTATTGTTTTTCCCACTTAATAATAAGCTACCATTACCTCTAAACATTTGGCTTTGGCGATAATCATTAAAGAATACATTAAATACTTCATTTGCACTATAAGTTATAAAACCACCATTACCTGATCTTCCTAAATGAATTGAACTATTACCACCATAAGTATCCTGAGCAGCATTACCAATTCTAATTGATGAGTCACCAGATGTTGTATTACCAATACCCATGACTATATTCCTCATCCCATTTATAGAATTAGCAGAACCAACAACAACATAATTATCAACGGAACCACTTAAAGTATTTGAATTACCGAATACTATATTTGTATAATTAGCAATGGATGTATTTCCTGTTCCTACATACAACGAACCAAATGTATTTGTTTGTATAAAAGTTCCTGCTGTTGTATCTATTTTTGGATTAGATGGAATTACTATTGTGCCATTTCCTTGCACAGTTAAAATATTCGCACTATCAGCACTATTCCTAACTCTAAATGCTATGTCAGTTGATAATGCACCTTGTGCTCTTACATCAAGTCTTGCACCTGGTGATGTTGAATTACCTCCTACAACCAAACTGTGATTAAAATATGAGGTAGTGCCTGAAAAAAATGATGGATTGCCATTATTTAAAACAGAAATATAACCTACCGAACCAGCAACCTTAGCCACAGTAAATATAGCTTGTCCACTACTATATACAGCTAAACCACCATTTTGATTTGTTTGGTCGATAGATAATGAAAAGTTAGTATTTGGCGACATATTAAAACTATGTTTTCCGTCACCTGTAGCTTGAAACAACTTACCTGTACCTGCACTATCTTGAATAAGTAAAGGTATATCAGTAGCTGCCGTTCCTACAGCCTTTAAGCCTAATCTTTTTAATGTATTATCATAAGTGAAGTTACCATCTTGTTGGACTACTCCACCAGCTTGAAAAAATACTCTACCATCTGTTCCCGATGTTACAGCTGTTGTTCCTACTGTTAGATCTGATGATGGTGCTATGTTTATTCCTGTACTCATTTTTAATATGTTTTATTTAATATACAAAGATCACTATAAATATTGTTTCCTGTAGAAGCAGTTTGCCATTGAGCTGTTACATTTAATGCATTAGGAATGGTTGTATTAAATGTTGTATTATTAATACTATTAAATCCAAATCCTTGAACACTAGCATTATTAGTTTTTGTATAATGAAATGAACCTAATGTTACAATAGATGCTATACCTGGGCCTCCTATAGTTCTAATAGTAAAATCAATATTTAAAGACCACACATCATTTATAATGCTACTACCTAGATTCTGTAGATTACTATCTAAAAGAATAATAGATCCTGCTTTAACTCTAATTGTAATATTTTGATTATTATTAGCATTAATTACACCAGCCATTACAACTCTAAAACTATCACCTACCTTAAAGAAATTAGCAGGAACAGATAAACTACCTACTCCACCATTAATAAGACTACTCTCTACGTCTGTATTGGTAATTATAGTACTGTTTGCTGTCTGAGCAAATAACCCTCCTGTAATAGTATAAGGATTAGCTGATAATATGTTTATTTGAGTACTCATTCTTCTGTTGTAACTTCAAACTCTGTTGGTTCTCCTAATATATCTCTTATACTTTCATCATATTGAATATACCAAAATACTGGATTGTCTAAATTTGCCGTTTGATAGTCAACCCAATTTTGTGTAACGTCATCAGGTGAAACTGGAATGCCATAATAAGCATCACATTGTTCTCTTGCATCAATTGCTTCTTGTTCATTCGTGTATTTGTAGCCTATTATTTCCATTAGTAAATTGAGTAAAATGAGTTTAAATTTGTATTAATTCCATTTACATCTTGAGAAGATTCATATATGACTACTTCTGAAATATGTGCGTTGGCAAAAGCTGTACCTTCTGCTGAAGATATTGATAGATAACTTTGTGTGTTATCCGTATTTCCAGCTGTTAAAAAATTAGTATTTGAAACTTGTAAATTATTATTTACATATAAATACGCATCACTATTTCCCCAATCAACAATACCTGTTGTTAAATATAAATCTGTATTATTATAGGTAGTTGTAGTAGCTATAACTTGTGCTGAATCACCATCTAATCTTCGTGCTGCTAAATTATAATTTGAAGATGTTGTTTTACCATTTGAATATCTTGTTCCTCCTAAACTATTTGAAACATATAAAATAGCTCTTGAATTTGTTACAGGTGTCGCTATAAACCTATTGGCTGTAAATACAACCCCATAATTTTTATTTCTAAAAATATTTGTATTAGCTCTAAATAGTGAATCATTACTTCCATCAAATAACATTGTTGGTTTTGAATTTTCCGTAATCATTGCGCCACTTGAAACTATCTGAGGTTGGTTAGCCGCTGTTGTGTTGGTTATATTCAATGCATTGCCGCTTTGGTCATACCAAGTTGTTACAAAACCATTACCAGCACCTACAAATGTAAGCAAAGAAACTGTATCTAAAACGTTGTTAACAAAGCCAAAATCTTGTTCTGCATTATCACTTGAACGTCTTACTCTTATTGCAGCTCCTGTGTATGCTGTTCTTAATTGTCTAAGTGAATATGCAACCGCAGCATTAGGGTAAGTGTCAAGTATTAAAGGACTAGCTGGAGGAGTCAGCGATGCTAAATAAATACCAGTATTTCCACCTAAGATTACAGGCATAATTAAGATACATAAATGATTATAAACTCAGTTCCAGTTGCATTGTAATCAAAGGAAGTAAAGAAATTGTTAATGGCATCAGCAGAAAAATTTAATACTTCTCCTGGTTTAATAACAGTTAATGAAGCTAATACAGTTCCATTAGCAGCACCTACGTTAGCTACTGATATAGAATAAATAGTTCCTGTAACTGTACCTGAAGTGTTTGTTGGTCTTATTGCATTTGGCGTTCTTGACACACCAGTTCCACCATCTACAGTGATAGAATTACCACCATCTTGGATATTAACTGCAGCTGCGCCAGCACCATTCTGTACGGTTATATTTTCAAGAGCAGTTAATGTTGTCGCTCCTAACTCAACAGTACCATCTACTGTAATAGAGTTACCTCCATCTTGAATAGCAACTTGACCTGTAGCATTTACATTTAAAGGAACTGGAGAACCTGATGCACCATTTACATAACCATAAATACCTACTTGATCATCAGCTGCATCAAGATTTACTTCTAAGGTAACACCACCAATAATGTTTACATCAAGACCTGTATCAGCACCAATTGTGGTACTTGTTAACAAATTACCACCTGCGCAAATAGCTATTGAATCTTCTACACAAGTTAATGGTTGTGCTGTTTGATTAGCTATCTCTTGTAAACCTTGTAATACTTTCCATTGCCAAGGCATGTTATTGCCTTTATTACCGTAATCTTTTAAATTTCCTATTGACATAATTATTAGTTTTAAAAAATTCTTATCCCTCTTAATGTAAGGTTAAATGATGTGTTATCTACTCTACCTGCTACAATTATATACTGGTTTTGTGTCCAGTCAATTGTAGTAACACTTGGAGCATTTGTTGATGTACCAATATCAGTAACATTATTCTGTGTAACTGCTAATGAATATGTAGAAGATCCATCTATAAAAAAAGATCTAAATATGCTGGTAAATCTTGTATTACTTCCAAATTGTGAAGAACATATTTGCTGTGCACCTAGTAAAATATTTACTGTGTTAACATAAACTGCAAAATTACATTGATATAAATCTACAGATTTTGCAAACTGTGCAACAAGACTAAATGCGTCATTACTTGTAAAAGTATTAGCTGGAATTAGTATTGATGTCAACTGAACATTTGTAAGACTGTTAGTAGTAAACAACCCGGTTGATGAAAAATTTGGTCTACCGGCTCCAGCAAGACCTTGCGGCCCTTGTGGACCTACAGCTCCTTCTGCTGCTAATAAAGCCCAGTTAGCTGTATCTACAGTTGGATCTAGAGCTGATGGTCCTACACCTGCAGGATTATAACAGAAATAACTAGCTCCTCCAAAAGATACTGCATCATTATCTGCATATATTGTAGCTGCTGACCATAAACCTTGCCATGTAAGACCTGCGGGTCCCACCGGTCCAGGAACACCTTGAGGTCCTATTGGTCCTTGAACACCTGTTGCTCCTGTTGGTCCTGGAGCTCCGTCTGCACCAGCAGGTCCTGGAGGTCCTTGCGGACCAGTACCATATTGAGCAACAAAATCTTGAACTGTTATAGCTCCAGCAATATAATCATCATCACGTTTTGGATCTTTTAATCCAACAGGTAATAATGTTTTTGCTGCATCAACAGTTGTTACCTGTCTTTTACCGCGTATCCAGCTTATAAAATTTAAGATATCCATTATGCTTATTAATTAAGTGTGTATAGTTCATAGTAAACATACAATGCTCCGGTCCAGTTATTAACACCAGCTAATGTAGGGTTAGCATTATAAAGATTAAACTCTAATCCATTTGCAACTCCTGTAGATATTAAATATGGAATAGCATTATCAGTTATAGTGTTTTTATAGTATACAGAATATTGTACATATATATTATCTCTGTTAGCTATAGTAAGATCTAGATCTGGATTATCAATTCTAAAAAGCACTGAACTAGCAAAAGCTGGATCAGGAGTTAAAGGAGCAGATGATCCCATACCTAGGATATCAATAATACCACGTGGAGTATCTACTGTTACTACACTAGTAGCTGTAATATCTAACTCATAATGTTTAGTATTACCCGTACAACCTGATTGTACACAGTTTTTAAGAGTCATCCCATAAGTCTGATACTGATCATCTCTTCTGTTAAATCCTACATTAGCACCTAATGCTATTAGATCTGTGTTAGGATCATTTGCTTTGGTCTTTACTAGACCTGCTGTTTTTACATACAGCCAGTTTAAAATATCCATAATCTATTTTTTACCTTGTTGAATATATTTTGCTTTCTGACTATTATAATTACTTATAATTTTTCCAGAATCTCTACCATATTTTTTTTCTAGATATGCTGTTAAACTATTATTTTTCATAATGTATATTTTAATTAAAGAATTCTACTGTTGCTGATATAGGTACAGCTATTGTAAAATCAATTATTACTGTTGCCTCAAATGCAGGTCCTGCTGTCATTACTAGTGTAAACCAATGATCTTCTGGAGCACTGATTGTATTGTCATCTGCTATAAAAGTAGATGTTGTTGAAATTAAATTACCAGAGCCATCTGCTACTAAAACAGATCTTCCCATTGCAGAAGCAACTGTGTCATATACATTTGTATCATCAGCAAGAATAACAGAATCTTCTCTAACTCTTAATAGTTCATCAGATCCAGATACTACACCAATTAGTAATGCATAAGTTGCAGAACCAGTAACTCTTGCTTTTCCTTGTATTCTATATTTTTTATATGCACCACTATTAGATGTTGTAATAGTTCCTCCTATTGCAGTCATAGTAGCTTGAACAGCTGGTTCAAGGGAACCTTCAACAAAAGTTACAGAAGGATCTCCTACTAAGTTAGCAAAGTCCTCTACTGTCATAGCAACAGCTAGATAGTCATCATCACGTCTACCATCTTTAACACCTAATGGTATAACTGTTTTAGCAGGATCTACTGAGGTTACTTGACGTCTACCTCTTATCCAAGAAATGAAATTTAAAATATCCATGATTATTGTTTGTTATTATTTATTTTCTAATGCTTCCACTTTAGCAGAAAGATCTTGTATAGCTTTAACTAGGATAGGAATTAATCTTCCATAAGATGCTTCTAACTTTTCAGGATTAGATTCATAAACTAACCTTAAACTATCAGCAATATTAGTTTCTTCTTGAGCTTTTTTAAGATCTTGAGCAATAAAGCCAATATCATTAATATCTCTTTTTTGTTCAACATCTCTATCGTTCCATACAAATTGAACAGGTTTTAATCCATTAATAAAGTTTAAACCAACTGGTAATTCTTTTATTTCTTTTTTATCTCTACCATCAGATACTGCTGTAATAGTAGTTGCAGCACATCTAAGAGTTGCTACAAATGGATTTCCAAGTGTAAATTCAGCAAAAGGATTGCTAACACTTGGTTGTGAATTAGCACCTATACAAGTAGAACTATTACCTGACACAGCATTACTTCCAGCATTCCATCCAATAAATGTATTACCATCTGATTGATTTTGCTGACCAGCACCTGTTCCAATATAAGTATTTAAAGAACCATTGATATTTTGACTAGCTGCTCCAGCTCCAACAAAAGTATTTGCATATCCATTAATATTACTTGTTCCAGCAGATTTACCTACAAATACATTACCACCTGTTGAAAAGTCCGATGCTCCTGCTTGATCTCCAATAAAAACTGAATCAGTTGAAGGTCTTAATACATTACTAGAAGTTAATTGAATAGTTCCATTTGGATTTTTTGCAGCATTAACCCCATTTATATTAACCATACTTCCACTTTGAGGAAATATGTTATTTACATAAAAATTACTCATTTTATTTTAATTTTAAAGTTTATACTATTGTTAAAGTTGTACCTACTGGAATAGTAAGTGTTTTACCAACACACATTGCTAATGGTGATTGATAAGTAAAATTTCCTGGTGTAGGTAATGTTATATCTTCATTGATACAACCCACTGATCGAAAGCCATTAGCCCAAATACTTACACCCAATACTTGATTAGAGCCTCCAAGTTGTGCTGCAAAATCTTCAACAGTTATTGCTCCAGCCAAATATGCATCATCTCTTCTAGGATCCTTTAGTCCTACAGGAAGTAATGTTTTTGCAGTATCAACAGAAGTAACTACTCTTTTTCCTTTAATCCAAGATATGAAATTTAGAATATCCATGAGAATTTATTTTATAAATATATACTATAATATACAAAAAATATTTGATATAAAAAAATCCCCAGTTAAAAAACTGAGGATTAAGTTGCTTAACAGGTTAACAAGATTAACGCAAAAGGAGATGACAGGTTGTTAAGCAACAATATATCCGATAAGAAAAGACAGCAGAATCATAACACCTATTAAAGCATTAGCAATCTGTCTACCTTCTATATCATCTTCATAATAGTTTTTCATTTTATTAAGTACAGGTTTATTAAAAGCATTGGCAACTATCCAACACACTCCAATTACACCTATCAGCAATATTACTAAAATAGCTTTCATGTAGACAAATATAGAAAGAATATTTATTTATCCAAACTTTCTATTCTCTTTTGGAGATATACTATGGCTTTTTCCAGATCCTCTTTGTATGCTCCCGGATTCTTTTTACCAGCTCTTACTACATATTTAATGACATTGCCTAAATAGAAGTCTCTATCTAATCCCCAAGCTTCAAGTACTTGAAATACCTCATAAGGATTAGATTGTCCACCATAGTATGCAGGTCTAGGTCCCGGAGAAAGTTTTACTATTCTATCAGTAAGATCTTTTCCAGGTCCAAAAGTGGAAGTAACAGTGCTAGTATTTCTACCAATAACTCCATCTGCCATGCCGGGATAAGGAGACACCGGAGTATTATTCTTCTCATTACTCATGACTACCAGATTATAACAACATCTCCTTCAGTAAGGAGAAGCTTAATCTCACCATCAATTTCTATTCTCTCAACAGTCTCCATGTTTAGAGCTCCTGTTCTAACATACACTTCATCACCTACTGCTACTTCTTCCACCTTATCCCCTACAGCATATACAGTAAGTTTGCTCCAAAGTTTAGCTGCTTCTTGCATCATAGCTTCTTCATCTTTTGCAGTCAGTTCAATAACTGACTTCTTTCTCTGTGGCACATTAAGCAATATTGCCCGGCCTCTTAGTTTTTTAAAATTACTCATTCCTCATTTTTAAATGTTAATACTTTTACTACTGACATAGATGCATTAAGAATTTCTCCTACTGCGTGATCAAACAGGAGACTCTTTAAGGGTACCCTTTCTGCTTCATAGTTCTTCTTCATAATCTCAGCAATCTCTGCTGCTAATACTTTTACTTTATAAACATCTGATGTATCTTCCGCATCTTCTTTGATACCTAAGATTTTATATCCAAATGGAGTTATCTTAGTTTCATTAGCCTGTATATTACCAGGTGTTGGGTAAACTGTTTCTTCTGACATATTGTTGGTTTTAAAAATTATGCATCATATTTCTGCTTGGTTGTTGCTTTAGATTCTTCTAGTTCTTTATCTTCAGGAAGAGAATCTAAGATATTCAACTTGATCTTTTCTAATAAACCTATAAGAGCTACATTACCATAGGCTTCTTCATGTAGTCTAACCTCTAGGCCTTTTTCTTTTTCTGTAATAGATATCAATACTTTATCTGACATATTTAATAATTTACTTAGTTCATCATAGAGCTCCCGGGCATGAAAGTTATCCATA